AGAATTTTTTAAAAAAATGGTAATCATATGTTTAGTGCTGTTAGGACAGGTTGTGGTTCTAGTATCGGTAGTAAACGTAAAGATTTAAAATTGACATGATGGAAAAGAATTTTTTAAAAAAATGGCAAACCGTTAAAATTAAAGACTTGAATCATAAGAGTGATAATCACCCTTATATGAAAGTAGTTAATTTTATATGGGCGACTAATGACGATGGTTCTTTAAGGCAAGACCATAACGGTAATCATATGTTAAGTGCTGTTAGAACAGGTTGGTTTTCAGAAGATTATATTTGGATTGAGAAAGAATGGCATTCTCATTTGTTAGAACCTGTTGAAAGTCATCCTAAAGCTTTATTAAATAATGCTTATTTACAGCTTATCAGGTTAGGTAATTTAGAAATTTCAGAAAAATTAAAAACAATCATTCAAGAGCTATGAGTAAGAAATCAATGTTAAAAAGTTTAGTAGACATTACAGAAGCCGAAAAGAAATTTGCTGCGAAAATGGAAGTAAATGACGACTACGTTATTGTTAAACCTGCAAGAGTTACCCCTCAAAAAGGTATTATTGTACCTAAAGGACTTCAAGTTAAAAGTTATGGTTACGTAGTCAAAGGAGGTGGTAAATATCAAGAAGGTGATTTAATCGGTTGGTCAGACAGAACTATTGGTTATCCTTTAGAGATTAAATCAGAAAATTTTAGTGAAAACACCTTTGACGGTAATTGGCTTAGTATTTTTGAAAAAGACGTTATTTATAAACTTAAATTATCTTAAAGTATGGAAATTGTAAATGTAGAACAAAGGAATCAAGAAATACCTAAAATTAGAGGTAATTCTAAATTATTCACTAAGTCTATTGGTGAAGGAGAAGATAAAACCTTAGTCGTTATAAAGTTAGAATTTACACCTACCGAACAAGGTACTGATTTATTTTATGTTGCAGATGGAAAAAATCAAATCATGTTTAACACTTACCCTTTGATAAAAGATGAGTCAATTGAAAAAGAAGCTGGAGAAGCTTAAAGAAGAAGTTGCTTATTATGCGTCTGCTGCACCTAAAGTAGCAGACGCTTATATTAAATATGCTTTAGGTGATAAAGCAGAAGATTTACAAAAAGCGTTTAGACAACATCAATGTGAAACTTGTGTTCTTTATAAAAAAGAAGATGATTACGCACAATGTAATCCTGATTTGTTAGCAAACGCAAAAGATGAAACTTATACTTTAGATACTGTTCGCAAAGCAGGCTTTCCTTTATATAAAGAAAAAGGAGTTATTTATTCTGCGGTAATAGATAATCAAGTGTTTGTGAGAGGTTGTGGTTGCCCTGTAGGTGGAACAAATGCAAAATGGAAATTTAGTTTTGAAGAATCCGATTTAAAAAGAGGTAATGGTACAGCACCTTGTCCTAGAAATCGCTGGATTAATGAAAAATTTGAAATATGGAAACAACAGCAAGAAAAGTTTTACAAAGAATCAAAGAGTTAGGTCAAGATAAGCCATCAATTCAAAAGTGTGCTTGTATGACTTTGTTTAACACCTTACGTTGGAGTGCTACTCAAACACATCTTTGGCATTTTCAAACCGAAATATTAGCAGAACACAAAACTTTAAATAGTTATTACGAAGAAATTATTAATCTAATGGATAGTTTCATTGAAACTTATATTGGTCATTACGGTAGACCTTCTACACAACCTTTTAATTTTAAACTAGAAGATTATAAAGAACCATTCAACAACCAAGAGGGTAATCAAATATATAACCATTTAAAAGAAGTGTTTATCGTAATTGATACAATAAGGCAAAATGAGAAAGTACGTGATTTAAGTGACTTAAAAAATATTATAGATGAAATAGATGCTTTCGTGAACAAAACTAAATATCTTTTAACTCTTAGTTAATTATGACCGACTATCAAGAAATTTTAAATCGTTATCTTCAACGTATTAAAGAAGATGGGATTAGTTTTCATAAAGCGGCTAGAATGATACTTGAAGATTATCCTTTTGTTACTAAAGCGCATAGAACAATAAGGTATGATTTATCAAATACGCTTAAAAGAAAAGAAAAACAAAGCGGTGGTAACACGATTAACTTTGAAAAAAACTACGAATACAAAGGTAGAAGGTCAATGACTTCTACTGAAGATGCGATTGAATTTTTTGATATTGATTTACATAGAGAAGAAATTGTAAAAAGTCAGTTTAACGCATGGGATGTAACTATAAAAGATGCTGACGGTAAAGCGGTCACTTCAACCAATTACCAAGTTAAATTAATCACTACACCAAAAAAGATTTCTTTTGATTATACTAAAGCATTAACAAAGTTAAAAACAGAAAAATATACTCCAAAAGTAATAAAAGGTTCAGGTGCTGGACTTTTATCAATTGCGGATATACATACTGGTGCAAATACTGAAAAATCTGAAGGTTTAGTGAAAACTAAACCTTTTTCTTTTAACATACTTCAAGAGTATATGTCAGCTATTGTTGCACAAGCAAATGAATTAAATAGAGAAGAAGTAAGAGTTGCTATTTTAGGCGATTTGATAGAATCTTTTACTGGTTTAAATCATTTAAACTCATGGCAAGATATGGAATCTTGGATGGGAGATGCTGTAATTCTAGCTTATGAAATCATTAAAGAATTTTTGTCAAAGATTAATAACCTCAGTAAAGTATATATTGTTTCAGGAAATCACGATAGAATCTCTTCTAATCGAGAAGGTGACCCAATAGGAAATGTAACTAAATTAGTAGCTTTTATGTTAAAGCAGTCAGGATTTAACGTAGTGTATCATCCTGTGGTAATTAGCGAAAGTTTTGACCAGATACATTATATTATGACACACGGACATCATAAAATGGTAAAAGAAGTTATTAAAATGATTTTAAACTATGGTGGAGACCGTTCAGAATATCATGTTTTAATGTATGGTCATTTTCACACTCGTAATAAGAAAATACCGGTAGATACTAGAATAGATAATTTAGTATTACAAGATTCAGTAGATTATCGAGCAATAGGAGTTGCTCCTTTATTCACTGGTAATTTGTTTTCTGAAACGTTAGGTTACAGTTCTACCGCAGGTTTTTCATGGGTAGAGAGAGCTGGAAACGCACAACGTAATATTAACCATTTTGATTTTGGATTATAAACAATGAAAAGAGTAGAGAATAAATATAAGTTAAAAATACGTTCTAATTGGTATAAATCAGAAGTAGATATATATGAAGGTAATGGAACGTATGCGAGATATGCAGAAGGATGTTTTTCTCAAAACAATGAAAATTTTCTTATTTATCCTCTATTGAGTCAATTTTATTTATGGGTTGGACCGGGTAAACAATTAGTAAATGTGGATAGAGTAATACTTAAAGTTCCCGACATAAATAATTATGAAAAAGACCCTAATATTTTTTATAAATATGCTAATTTGTTGTTAGATAGATACATTGAAAAAACGTTTAAGTAATGGAAGTATTTGAATTAAAAGCGGGTCGATTAAAAATCAAAGATGCTAATATCTTACTTATTCCTGAGTTTCAAGTTTTATGGGATTCTGACAGTTCAAAAGAAAAAGTAAAAGTTTTTGAAATGTTTAAATTTTTGTATCTCTATTGTGATTACAAAAGTCCGTTTAATGACTTTAACGATACAAAAAGAAAAGAAGAATCCTTGTTAAGAACTACGCTTTCTTCTAAAGATTTAGAAACACCAAATATGAAAGCAGCAGCTAAAATATATATTGCTATTGAAAATACAAATCCTGTAATTAAAGCAATTGGTGGAGCGAAGAAATTGCTAGATAAAATGCAAGATTATATTGAAGAGGTGGATTTTACTGAAAAAATAGATGGAGGAGCACAGAAAGGAAAGTTAGTTCACTCTATTGCAGAAGCTAGAAAAACAATTATTGAAATGCCTTTAATTGTAGAAAAGTTGCGTGAGTTACGTAAAGCTTATGAAGAGGAAACAAAAGAAGTGGTAGATTATCGTAAGAATACAAAACCATCTGTTTGGTCAGATATAGAAGGTTAATATGCATCCTGAAATAGAACAATATCAAAAAGATTTTATTTGGAATCCGGAAAAAATGTCGGAGCAAGAATGTATCGCTAAAAAATTACCGTACATTGATAAAGAAGGAAATATTAAAAATACTTTTAGATTCTCTGAAAGTGGTAACGCTTATCAAAAGAACGGTGTTTATACCAATCATCCGCCACAGTCTGATAGTTGGTTTACTTTTTGGAACAGAGAGAGAAAAAGAGTAAGAGAAGGTTACTGGCTAGGTCAAGTTCGTATCACCGGTTATCACTATTTCTTCTTGAATTTTCATAGAATGAAAATTGCGGTAAACGGTAATGAAACCGAAGGTTTTGCAAAGTTTATGCGCTTACAATTCTTTTTATTTCATCTTTTTGATTATGCTGATTATACAAAACAAAACTTTGCGTTTATAAAACTTCGTTCTTGCGGAGCTTCAGAATGTGCTGCTGCGATAGGAGAAGTAGATTGCCTAGTTCCACCAATTAGATTGGAAGGAAGTGTGAAACGTAAACAAATGCCTTCTAACGCCTACTTTGCTTCAGATTCTGATTACTTAGGTGGTGATGACGGTATCTTTACAAAAATGACTAGAGCAATGACTTGGGCTACTCAAAATACAGAAGGTGGGTTATATGAACCTTTCGCAATTAACTCTTCAGGTAAGATTATGCACTGGATGGTAGGTGAAAGAGATAACAGTAATAAACCTGTTCAAAAAGGTGGTGAGATTATAGCTAGAGTAGTTCGCGAACCTGATGAAGCACGAGCAGGTCGTAAAAGAAGAGTGTTTTTTGAAGAGTGTCAGATTGTTGGTTCTAAAGTACTTATGTATGATAGTACTTGGAAAAACATTGAGGATATTGTTGTAGGTGATTTTGTAATGGGTATTGATTCTAAACCTAGAGAAGTGTTAAAAACCGTTAGAAATAAAGGTAAACTTCTTTCAGTTTATAAACAAGGTGAATTGTTACTACAGGTAACACCTAATCATAGATTATTTTTTGAAGATTTTAACGGAAAAGAAGTTTATATATCAGCACATAATTATATAAAATTATCAAAAAATTCTAAAAGATTTTTTAATACAAAAACTAATTTATATGCTGTAAAATTTAAAAATTATAAATTAAATACAAGAATACGATTTATAATAGAAGTGAAAGATGAAGGAATTGAAGATGAATATATAGGATTAACTTTAGACAAAGATCAATTATATATTACTGACAATTTTATCATTACACATAATTCTGGAGCAAATAAAAATTTAGGTGCGAGTATGGGCGTAGTTGAATCAAACTTAAAACGTCTTGCAGATAAAACCGGAATTCAAATTGTTTGGGGGACATCTAATGAGAAATCAGAAGGTATTCAAGCTTTTAAAGATGTATTACAGAATCCTAGAGGCGTTTATCAAACTTTAGCATTTCGTAATGTGTGGAGAGCTTTAGAACATGGGGAACAAGGTTTTAAAGATATTCCTTGGAATCCTTTTGAATATTTATTACATCCTTCCGAAAAAGAATTATATGCTGTAGGTTATTTTATTCCTGCGTATGAATTAAAGATAAGAGACGAAGATGGAAACCCTGATAGATTAGCTGCTTATCATAACATTATTCAAGAACGTTTAAAATTACAAGAAAACTCTAGTTCAGACCAAAGAGGTTTATTAGCTTTTATTGCTGATAATCCTATTTTCATGGAAGAAGCACTTCTAGTATCAAAAGGTAAATTATTTAATCATGATGGTTTAGCACAACAATTAGTAAAACTAGATACCGGAATGCTTAAACCCACAATACACCGAGGTATTTTTGAATTTGAAAAAAATAATAAAAATCAAGTTGTGGGTGTTCGATTTTGGGAAGACAGAACAGGAAATATATTCTTAGCTGAAATCCCAAGTTGGGCTAAAAGAGAAGGTAATTCGTGGTATGTTGACATATTAACAGAAAGACCTTGGCATCAATATATTGCTGGGATTGATGGTATTGACCAAGGTGTTGATGATTCATCAGGAAAAGGTTCAAGTTTAGCTTGCGTAGTGAAGAAAAGACTAACAAAAGAAGATGGTATTAGCGACTCTTTTGCAAATACTTATGTAGGATTGTATAATCATCGTTCGAATGATGCTAGAACTGACTTTGAAAACGTATTACAGATGCTCTTATTCTTTCATGCTCAAGCACTATTAGAATTTTCTAAAATCCGTATTCGAGATTATATCATAGAAGAAAAAAAATGTGCAAAGTATTTAGCCATAGAACCTAAAGCACCAGGAGAAAAAATAAATAAATTTAGGAGAAATACCGCTAGACGTGGATTACGAGTTACAAAAGACATTATATATTTTTATATTGACCTAATTAAAGATTATATTCAAGACTATTATCAAACTTTTATTTTTAAAATTTTAGTCTCACAGTTGTTAGATTATACTTTTGAAGATAAAGGTAAGCTAGATATAGTTGCTGCAATGGGAATGTGTGAAGTATTAAATGCTGAACTTCGAGATATTCCTGTAATGCAAAATGAAAATAAAGACGCTTTATTTCCTTCAGGATTAGGTTATTATACCGACCCTATAACAGGAGTTAAGAAATTTGGAGTTTGTAAACAAGATTTAGATTTAAACCCTCCAAAACAAAAACAAGTAGATTATTACGATACTAGACCCGATGCTGAAAAAACAATAATTTATATAGATTAAAACCATGTTAGCTAACTTTTTAATAGAAGATATAATCGACACCGTTCCTGAAAATGAAAAAAAAGAAATAAAGTATTTAAAAGGAAACGTTGACCATGCGATAAGTTCATTAGTTTATGATAAAATTCGTGAACGAGTGGCGTATAACACTTATTGGGGGAAAAGAGATGAAACAGAACTTCAACATCTATCAGATAACTATGGAGTGGGTGTTCCCATAGCGATTCCTAATATGCGTTTAATGGCAGGTAGAATAAATCGTTTAATTGGTAAAGCGTTACAGAATAATTTAGATTATCATGTTACCTGTTCTAATAGCACTGCAATTGATATTAAAATGCAACAAAAAAGAAATTTAATTATTTCTGAATTAGAAACCGAAGTCAATAAAGTTGCAGAAGAAAATAAAAAGTTATTGGTTAATCGAAAGGATGCTGAAGGAAAACCGCTACCTATTAGAGATGTGCTTAGTGATAAGTTTTTAAAAAAAATTAGACAAAAATATGGTGAATCTTGGCAAGCTGATTTTGAAATATCGATAGAAAAATTCTTAAAACATATTACCGATAGAAAAGAATTATCACAAAAAAACAGTGAATGGTTTAGAGATTTATGTGTTACAGGACAAGAGTTTACAAGAATATATGTAAAAGAAGAAGGAAAGCTTCCTGATATTTGGAGAGTTGACCCTGAAAACTTCTTTTATGAATCTAATCACGAATCACCTTGGATAGAAGATTGTCGTAGAGTAGTTTATAGACGGTATATGAGTCCTACTGCTATTCTTAATGAGTTAGGACCATTAATGACAAAAGAAGACCATAAAAAAGTAGCTAGAGCAATTACAAGCTATTATAATTCGGTTTATCAACGAGAGGTTTTATTTCAAGAAGACCAGTTTGGAGAAAACAGAGCCATTACAAATTCTCCTAGATATGTAGCAGATTTAATAGAAGTTTTTCATGTAGAATGGGTGGCTACAAACTACGAAGACCGTCCTGTCGAAGCATTAAATTTAGTTGAATCTAAAACTGCCAATATCAAATCTAAGAAAAGACAGCGAAAAGATAGATACGAAGGTTATAAAATTGAAATTGCTGGAGGTATTTATTGCGGTATGGGTAAATCTAAACATATTCTTAGAACACAAGATGACCCTTCTGATTGTAAACTCACTTACAACGGTTATGTGTACGGTAGACATAGAGCTAGAGGTACTTTCGATAGTGCTTATAGAACGGTACATGATGAACCGTTTTCAATGGTTTTAGCTACAAAAGATATTCAAGATTTATACGATATTACTCACTTTCATTTGAATAATCTGTACGCAATGGCTAGACCAGGTGGTACAATTACTGTTCTTGAACATATCCCTAAAGAGTTTGGAGATACTCCAGAAGAAAGAATCATCAAGAATGCCGCGTATGAGAAAACACTTTCTCAAAAAGTAATTAGTCTTTCTCAACAAGGTTCAATACCTGGAGAAGCGGGTTCGATTCCTTTTAACAACTACGGACAGTATAGTACTAATTTAGATGGGCAACTTCTTCAAGCTTTTATATCTTATATAGGTGTTTTAGAGTCACAAGCCGACAAAATGTTAGGGTTAAATCCTCAAATGATGGGTGAAGTAGAAGAACGAAGTGGTAAAGGAGTAACTACTCAAGCAATACAACAAGCCGAACTGATTACAAAAGAAATGTTTAGAGTTCACTCTTTGTTTCTGCGTAAAATTCTCACGAGTTTGGCTAATCTCGCTAGAATAGCTTTTCCTAACGGTTACTACTCTTCAATTGTTTTAGGTGAGGATCATCAAATATTTCATTTAGACCAAACTTCTTCCATGGCAGATTACGATGTGTTTGTAACAGATGACCATGAAGAATCTATAGAGATTTCAAAAGTTGATGATTTAGCGATGTCTGCCATTAGTTCAGGAGCAACTTCTATGAGAGCCGCCTTTGATGTTATTTTAGCACGTTCTGTTGCCGGTAAAAAGAGAGCTGTTCTTCGTGCAGAAGAAGATACTCAAGAAGATGCTAGACAACAAGTCGAACAGTTACAAAATGAAATGGAAACCATTAATCAGAATCTTGAAAAAATGCGTAAAGAAAATGAAAATCTTAAAAAGAAAGCTACTGAGGTTGAAATTAAAAAAGAAGAGTTGACACTTAAAAAACAACAACAGCAATTTGAACAAAATAAACATAAAGAAGAAATCACTTTGAAAAAAGAATCAGTGAATAATAAATACGAAATTGAAAAAAACGAATTGAAAGCTGAAATACTACAAATGACAGATTTTAATTTAAGAAACGATAAAATCAATAAAAACAGATGAACGATTACTCCCTCTTTAAAGGTTACGAATCCAGAAGCGGAAAAAGTTATCAGGCAAAACGTTCAGAAGAAAAAAAAATATCTGAGCGCAATGTAAAATCAATGATTTTAAAATTAGAGGAACAGTTAGCTGAACCTGATTTAGATATAGAAGAGTTTACTATTTTACAAAAAAGGTATAAGTCTTTAAAAGAAAGATTTAAAATAAAGAAAAC